AATCTCAGGCATGGTGGTACCCGACATGATTCGATTTGGGATTTGTGGTTAAAGATGGAGAAATCGATGCCGCGAAAATTCGGTGTAAATGCAGACGAGACCTCCTCGGTTGGTGACACCACCACGACAACGCAGCCTGCTGCCGCCCCCATTCGAGCAGAAGACGACAAGACCGCAAGCGACTTGGCTGACCACAAACCGGTGACTCCCACCGACGCTTTGCCCGTTTCGTTGCAGGACCTACTCAAGGATTTTGATGCTGATAATCTTGCCGCTGCCCTTGGCAAGATCAAGGCTGCCTGCGACCAATGCCATGCTGATGGCCGTGCCTCGGTGATGCAGATACAAGTGCTCACCGAGCGCAACGGCACCAGGAGTGTAAGCATCGCTGGCGCAGGGGTCACGCCGGTGACACTTAACACCACCAACGCTGGCTGACGCCTGTGGTTCCAGCGGTCCCCTCCATTCAGCAAATTACGGTGCAGGATCCTCTTGATCCGGCGAGTCATGCAGCGGCTATATCCCAGCGCTATTCCAGAACGATTGCCGGCATGATTGAGGTCGGTACCATGCTCATCAATGCCCGCGAACAAGTGCCCGATGGCGGTTGGATGCGGATGTTTAATGAGAACCTTCTTGGGTTCAAATGGAACACAGCACAGCGCTTTATCAAAATGGCAGAGAGTGAATGGGTTCATGATTCTGCATTGATGCAGAGACTGACGGGGTCTTTGCCTTCAAACTATGCGGCTCTGGCCGAGCTAGGCTGTATACCTCGAGCCGATATCGAGCGGGCTGTAAATGATGGGATTATCACCGCGGAAACTCGTCCCTCGGATGCCAGGAAGCTGCGCCGAAAGGTTGAGGCAGGTGTTGCTTTCAATGAGCGCGATGCGACCATCACGCCTTATATAAGCCCCCAGCAGCCGGACACCGAAAACAATGCCGCGAGCGATCGCGCAGAGTGTGTCGCCGACATTGAGGAAGATGCTTCGGGTAACATCACGCAATTTCGTGAACGTTTTGAGTTGCTTTTGGGAGTGCGCAGAGCTTGCGCTGTATCGCCTTCCAATGATCCCCATATCGTCACGGTCATGAACGCCATTGGCGGTTTGTGCGGTGCCAATTTCGCCGATATGTACGATGCTGAACACAAGACAGGACCGGCACGGTTGATTGCCAGGGATGCGCGTGCTGTCGCCATGTATGTACTTCACATAGAAATGAGCATCACCCAGGAGCGCTGTGCCAAGCCTTTTGGCCTCGACCCCAGCGCGATAAGCCGGATGGCTCAACGATGTGAGGAGTGGCGGAGTGATCCGTTGTGGGATCAATTCTTTGACAGTGTGACCGTGTTTGCAAAGTTTCTTTGGCAGACCGTCGAAGAACAGCAACATGATCCGTTGCAGGAAAAAGCTGCATGAGGGCTCTGTCACAATGTTTTATATTCGTCCATGCCTGATCTCCCGCCAAAGCATGACCCGTTCACTCCGTTACGTGCTCGCTCGATTCGTCGTTGTAAGCGGGAAAGCGATCGGACCCAGTATGATAGGCGCCGACGTAATGATCCGCTCCGCAAACTCTACACCACCAAAGACTGGAAGCAGCAAAGCAAGGCTTTTCTGGCGTTGCCCGGCAACGAGAAATGTTTTTGTGGCTGCGGAAAAAGGGCGAATATGGTCCATCACAAGAAAGCCCCCCGTTCGGTCTTTGGATTTGCTGCACAACGGATGTTGTTCTGGGATGTATCCAACTGGGCGCCAGCTACAAGGGTCTGCAATAGTAGGTACGCTGCTCGACATGAGGGTGGCTTTGGCAATCCTGTTCGTCCGGAGCAAAACGCGACCCCGGAAGACCGCGAATAACGATAGGGGGGGTACCGAACAATCTTCAGGCCTGGGGGGACGTACCGCGCTAGGGGCACAAATTTATACCGGCGCACTTTTGGATGTGGGGGTCAGCGCCTGATGCCTGGTATAAAATATCTTACAAAAACAAAAGAATCCCGGCCCATTGATAAGCTGGTGCCTTACGCGCGTAACGCGCGCACGCACAGTGATGCGCAGGTATCGCAGCTGGCTGCATCGATGCGCGAATGGGGGTTCGTTGGAACTGTCCTCGTAACGCCCGATGACGGAATTATCGCCGGGCACGGGAGGGTGATGGCGCTGCGATATTTGGGCGAGGAGACCGTGCCTGTGACTGTCGCCCAAGGGTGGTCGCAAGAGCAGATAAAAGCCTTCATTTTGGCCGATAATCAGCTCGCTATGAATGCTGGATGGGATGAAAACCTCTTAAAACTGGAAATTCAGGAGCTCAATGTAGGAGAATTTGACCTCGACCTGATTGGTTTTTCGGGGGATGACATATCCAACCTCCTGACCGATGATAGCGAGGGCGATCCATCAGAGGACGAGCTTCCGGAGATACCTGAAGTTGCAGCCAGTCATCCAGGGGACATTTGGTTGCTTGGTGAGCACCGGTTGATTTGCGGTGATAGCACAAGTCCGGACGACGTCGTCGCTGTACTCAATGGTGCCAAGCCAAACCTGATGGTTACGGATCCTCCGTATGGTGTTGAATATTCTGCTGATTGGAGAAACGAAGCTTTAAGAAGCGACGGCACTCCCTCCAATGGGCGTGCCGTCGGGCGCGTCAGAAACGATCATATTGCCGACTGGTCTCCATCTTGGGCGCTTTTTGAGGGTAATATAGCTTATATTTGGCATGCTTCCATACAAACGGATGTGGTCGCGGCCAGCATAATGTCGCAAAAGTTCGAAAAGCGCGCTCTGATTATTTGGGCGAAAAATGTTTTTGCGATCGGCCGTGGAAACTACCACCATCAGCACGAACCATGCTGGTACATGGTTCGAAAAGGAAAGGCTGCAAACTGGAAGGGCGGTAGAAAACAAACCACCATCTGGAATATTGATAAGCCTCAAAAATCTGAAACCGGTCACTCCACTCAGAAGCCGCTCGAGTGTATGTCGCGCCCTATCAAAAACAACTCGGCAGCTGGTGATGCCGTGTACGAACCATTCTGCGGATCCGGCACCACTGTCATTGCATGCGAGAAACTTGGCAGAGTATGCCACGCTGTGGAAATTCACCCGCCATATTGCGACGTTATCGTAAAAAGATGGCAGGAATACACAGGAAAACAGGCAATACGCGAGGCTGACGGGGCCAAATTCGACGATATTGTGCCAAAAGTGGAGGCTGATCATGGGGACGCCACTACCAACGCATCTTAAATCGCTGCGCGGCAATCCAGGTCGTCGCCCGCTCAATGACAAAGAGCCCGAACCGCCGCTGACAGCACCGGCAGCACCGGAGATGGTTCAAGAGGATCCGGTCGCCACTGATTATTGGAACATTATCGCGGCCAAGTTGACGCGACTGAAGGTTTTGAGCGAGATTGATGGTAGCGCACTAGCCATTGTTTGCGTAACATACTCCCGATGGAAAAAAGCCGAAGCTGCGCTCCGAAAGTTTGAGGCACAGGATAAAACCGCACACGGACTTATTACCAAGACCAGCAATGGTAATTTCGTTCAAAATCCGCTCGTTGGGGTCGCAAATGTTGCGATGCGGGATCATCAACGAGCACTGGCTGAGTTTGGTATGACGCCGAGCTCACGATCCAAGATAATATCATCGGGTAGCGAAAGTAAAAACCCGTATGCGAGCCTCTACGGAAGTTAATGGATGAACTACCTGCCGATCAGTTCTATTATGAACGCGCCTGTCAGTATGCGGTAGGTGTCGTCGAGGGCGAAATTGTCGCCTGCAAATGGATTAAGCTGCAATGCAAGCAGTTTATCGACGATATCGCCAGAATACCCGACGAAGATTTTCCATACAAGTTTGATATTGAGCTAGGCGAAAAAGCCGCTTTCTTTATAGAAACCTTACCGCTCACAAAGGTCAAGGGGCGGTTTAAGCGCGGACAAAGACCGCGACTGATGCTTGAGCCATGGCAGATATTTGTCGTCATGTGCATCTTCGGGTGGATAGACAAGGAGGAGGGGTATCGGCGTTTTCGCGAGGTTCTGCTCTTCATTCCCAGAAAAAATGGAAAATCTGAATTCGCGGCGTCAATCGCTTTGGTGATGCTGCTCATAGACAATGAAGACGCTGCGGAGATTTACTGTGGTGGCAAGAATGAGCGTCAGGCGAATTATGTGTTCAAGGCCGTAAAGAGGATGATTGCCCTAATGCCCGCACTGGGGGAGCATTTTGGTATATCCGTGCTTGAGGAGAATATTTCCGTACCCGAAACAATGTCGAAGCTGGAAAGGCTTATCGGAAACCCAGAAGATGGCGGCGACCCTCATTTATACGTCGCCGACGAGTATCACGAATACCCAACCAATGCGCAATTTGAAACCATGCAGACCGGCATGATCTCACGCATGCAGCCGATGACGATTATACCAACGACGGCCGGCATCAACATAGAGGGACCATGTCACGCTTATGTTGCCGACGCACAGC